CCCGTCGGGGTCACCGGACAGCTGCGCAACAGCATCCGCTACGTCTACACGCCCGCCTTGTTATCAGCTGAGGTCGGCCCCCAGGCTGACTACGCCGCCGCGGTCGAGACAGGTTCCAAGCCGCACTGGCCACCATATGGCGATGGTTCGTCGATTGCCGACTGGGCCAACCTCAAAGGCATACCGGCCTTCCTGGTCGCCCGCTCCATTGCCCGGAAGGGAACCAAGGCGCACCCGTTCGTCAAGCCGACCTACGACAAGATGAAGCCGGTCGTCGAGGAACAGATCAGCGTCGGCATCAGGGCACTGGTCGAGGAGGTGAACAGTGGCAGCCTATAACGGCGTCAATAAGCGCTTCAAGAACGCGCTGATGGGCCTCATGACCGGGCTCACCTACGACATCGGCAACGGGCCGGGGCAGGCGTTCGTGACCGTCACCGGCGATGCCACCACCGAGTTCGACAGTTATCCGATTGTCCGCGTGCTCCCCGGCGAGATGGACACACAGAAGGCGTCCGTGGCTGAGAACGAGCGCACGCTGGCTTACGACTGCTACGTCCACCTCCCCCTGGAGAACCGGCCGACGCACACCGTCAACGGCCAGCCACTCGCCATGAGCGAGGGTGACATCGTCGACTGGATGTACGACCTGACCGACATCATCCTGGACGCTTTGGACGAAGGCGACTATCACAACGTGCTGAGCACCTACGACAGCACGTTGCCGAGCTACTTCCTGGAGGCCCAGAAGGGCCACTACACCGTCGTCGGGTCAAAGGGTGGCGCCCTGCTGCAATGCGTCGTATCGCTCCACCTGCGCTATTCCAAATTACTATAGGAAAAACCATGCCGCCATTGTATTCTGATGGTATGAGCAGCACGCCCATTCCTGACGAACAGCCTAAGAAGAAAGTCGCCAAGCGAGTCATCGCCGTCAAGCGGCAATACTTCTTCCCGGCGGCCGGCGTCAGCATTGAGGCGACAGACACGGCTGAAGCCGTGCGGCTGCACACTAAGCACCAACGTAAGCAACAGAAAGAGGTAGGTGATGCCTAGCGGCGCATTTATCGGCCGCCGAGACTCCATCGGCGTCGGCAAGGAAACAACTTCAGGAACAGCGGTCGCACCGACTTCATGGCAGCGCCATCTTAAACTCGCCCTCGACCCGAAGACCACCGTCGCGCAGAACACCAGCGCCATGGGCCGGGTGGAAGACATCAACGACAGCCTCGTCACCGAAGAGTGGTACGAGGGCTCGATCAACGGCAAGGTCACCGACCTGGCGCACGGCCTCTTCCTACTGAACATGTTTGGCGCCTGCACACCAACCCTGCACGCCGGTGAGACCACGGTCTACGACAACACCTTCTCGGTGCTTCAGTCCAACACCCCACCGACGCTGACCTTTGCCCGCGTCAACCAGAACGCCTCCCGCCGGCACGCCATGGGCACACAGACCGACTACGAGCTCGACGTCAAAACCGGCGGCTGGGTTGAGTTCACCTCCACGGTGATGACGAAGGTTGGCACGACCTCCAGCGACACCGTCAGCTTTGCCGCTGAGAACGAGTTCACCTCCAAGCACGTCACTGTCAAGCTGGCCAGCACCACCGCCGGCCTGACTGGCGCCACCGCCCTCCAGGTGAAAAGCCTGAAGTTGAAGATCGCCCGCAAGGCTGACCGCTTCACCCCGCTCGGCGCCATCGACCCGGCTGCCTTCGACGCCCAGTCGTGGGGCGTCACCGGCGAACTGGTCCTGCGATACACCGACACCACGCTTGATGCGCTCGGCCTTGCCAACACCCGCCAGGCCATGAGCATTGCCATCGTCAACAACGACGTCACCATCGGCACGGCGGCTAACCCAGCACTGACCTTCACCGCACCGAAGGTCCGCCTGGACCCGATCAAATTGGACGACAACCTGGACCAGGTGCTTAACCAGACGGTGCCCTTCACCTGCGAACTGGACACGGCGGCCGGCTACATGCTGCAAGCCATCCTGACCAACACGCAGAACGGCTACTAGACCATCCTTAACTTAACCAAGGGAGCTTATGAACGAACGACGCTTAGCCATCACCAAGAAAGTCAGCCTAGAGAAGCTGTCTGACGACTGGCAGGACTGCTACGCCACTGTGCGCCCGGCCACCTACGCCGACTACACCAAGTTAGTCGAAGCCGAACCGGAGAAGCTGGCTCCCACCGCGCAGATCAAGCTGGAGATGGACTTTGTGCGTGACCACTTCATCGGCGGCAAGCTTAAGGTCTTCAACGCCCACGGCCAGCCCGAACTGGTCGACATGCAACCGGAAGACATCGAGTTGTCGACCGAACTGACCAACCTGCTGTTCTTCGAGATCGTCGGGGTGACACCTGACCCAAAAGGTTTACCGACAGCGACGGCAACGTCCTAGACGAAGCCAAGTATGAGGCCGCCGTCAGCGAGCTAGAGCTCTGGCAAGACCTCATCATCCATAACGTCACCGAAGATATACCCAGCCGCATCAAGCACCGGGTGCGCGGGCTGCGCTACCGCGAAGCCTTCCATTTGACGGCCGCCCAACTAGCGGCTGAGCCGATGGAAGAACTCGATTTGGCGTTTTTCGTGTGGGAGCAAGACCGCCTGCGTGATAAATTAAAAGCAGAGAGCGATAAACGGCGCTCATAACTGCAACTGCATGGCCTCCCTTACATCAAACACAATTTCCATCATCATCGCAGCGCGGGACGAAGCTTCCGCGGTCTTAAAGTCGACCGCGGATAACTTCGCCAGTTCCGGCAGCAAGCTGGCCTCCGTCGGAGGCTCGATGATTGCCGTCGGCGAGAATATGAGCAAGTACGTCACGCTGCCGCTCGTCGCCGCAGCTGCGGCCAGCGTCAAGATGGCCGGCGACTTCCAGGCCAGCATGACCCGCCTGGTGACATCAGCCGGCGAATCAGAGAGCAATCTGAAGTCAGTCTCGGCCGGCGTCCTTCAGATAGCCAACGCCACCGGCACCAGCACGACGCAACTGGCCCAGGCCATGTACATGATCGAGTCCGGTGGCCAACATGGTGCCGCAGGGCTCGAGGTCTTGAAGGCAGCCGCCCAGGGCGCCAAGACCGAAAACGCTGACCTGGCAACGGTGGCCGATGCCGTCACCTCCGCCATGACGGACTACCACTTACCAGCCTCACAAGCCGCCGACGTCACCTCGAAGCTAGTGGCTGCTACTGGCCAAGGTAAGACCACGTTCCAGGACTTAGCCGGTGCGATGAGCGCCTTGCTGCCGAAGGCTTCCGCTGCCGGCATCTCGCTCAACGAGATCCTTGGTGACCTGGCCAGCATGACGCTGCACGGCATCTCGGCGCAGCAAGCCGCCGAGAACATGGCCGACGCCATCTCGCACCTGCAATCACCGACGCAGGCGATGTCCAAGGAGATGGCCGCCCTCGGCCTGAACTCAACGCAGTTATCACAAAGTCTCGGTAAGACCGGCCTGTCCGGCACCATCCAAGAGATATCGAAGGCCATACAGTCCGACATGGGCCCGGGCTCAACCGCCGTCATCCTGAACATGGAAAACGCCCTGAAGGGTCTGCCGCAATCCGTCCAGGATGTCTCGCAGCAGGTTATCAACGGCACTGCTACCTGGACTGAATGGAACAAAGCAACCAAGGACCTGACGGTCACGCAGAAGGCGCAGGCGCAAGCCTTCGCGACCCTCTACAACGGTATGCACACCATCGGTACCGAGCAGATGTCCGGCGCCCAGGTGATGCAGACCTATGCCGGCGCCATGAACAAGGCAATGGGCGACAGCTCCGGCCTCAACGTGGCCTTGATGCTGACTGGCGAGAACACCAAGAACACCACCACGGCCATACAGGCCGTCACCCGCGCGACCGCCGACGCTTCCGGCAACGTCAAGGGCTGGGGTGACATCCAGCAGACCTTCAATTTTCACTGGGCACAGTTCCAAGCCGGTTTGCAAACCACTGCCATCACGATCGGCACACAGCTGCTCCCGCCCGTCGGCGCGATAGTGGGCTTCTTAGCAAACATGCTATCCGGCTTCGACCGGCTTAACCCGACCGTCCGCACCTTCGTCGTCGTCTTAGCTGCCCTGGCCGCCGCTGCCGGTCCAGTCCTCATTGTCATCGGCGCGATCGCCACCGGCTTAGCAGCCATATCACCTATGGCCGGAGCTGTTATCGCGGTAACCGCGCTGCTCGGCGCGACCCTTGTGGCCAACTACAGCCATATTAGCGGCGCCGTGAAAGATGCCACGCAGGCAGTCGACGGCTGGTGGAACTCGCTGCGGCAGTCAACGGTCGTTGTCATCCTTGGCCAGTTCTTGACCCAGGTCTTTGAGCCGGCACTGCGGGCTGTCTGGGCGGCCATCGTCCAAAACCTGGCACCGGCGCTCGATCAACTTTGGACGGCCGTGACGCGCCTCTGGAACGCCTTGAATCCTGCACTAGGTGACGCCCTAAAGCTTGTCGGCGCTATCCTGCTCGGCGTCTTCCTAGCCGCCATCTGGGCAGCCGTCAGCGTACTGAATGTCATCATCCAGGTATTCAGCATGGTGGTCAGCGCCATCTCCAATGTTATTAACTGGCTGAGCAATCTGATTGCCTGGTTTGGCAATCTGGTCGGTGTCGCCAGCAATACCATCCGCACCGTCATCTCGGTATTCCGCAATCTGATCCCCGCCGTCGCCGATGTGGTCGGGGTAGTCGGTTCCTTGTTTGGCAGCCTGGCCGGCACCATCCTGCACGCCGTCGGAAACTTCGGCAGCCTGCTCTACAGCGCCGGTCGCAACCTGGTAGATGGACTGGCTAACGGTATTCGCAGCGCCATCGACGAGGTCGGCAGTGCGGTGTCCGATGTCGGCAGCTCAGCCGTCAACAAGGTGAAGAACCTGCTCGGCATCCACTCCCCCTCGACGGTCTTCCATGAGATCGGCCAAAACATCACCCAGGGCATGGTTAACGGCATCAACGCCGGCAGTGACGCCGTCAATAACGCCATGAGTGGCCTGGCTGGCGGTCAAGCTGGCTCAGGCGGCGTGCGCAGCGCCACAGCCACGAACAGTCCAGCAAGCCCGGTGGCACCTAGCGCGAGCGGCGCACCCGGCGCCGGTGGCGTCACCAACATCTTGTCCGGGACGTTCAACTTCAGTAATAAGGACTCCGTCGACGCCTTCTTCGCCCGGCTGGATAAGACGCAGCGCCTCGCTGCCATGGGGCTGGCATCGTAATGGCGGCCACCAACATCCACTTCGACGTCCTTAACCTGCAAGACGGCGCCAACATCTTTACCACCAGTACGGATGTCTTCAGCGCTCCCCCGGTGCTGCTACAGACTGAGAAGCTGGCCGAGACGGACGGCACGGTCATCGTCAAGAAGACCTTCGACGGCAAGGTCATCAAGTGCCAGGGCTACATGCAGACCGACACCGTGGCCAACCTCGACCTACTGCTCGACAACTTCAAGCGCGGCCTGAACAAGCAGAACCAGAACTTCGACATCGACTACGCCGGTAGCACCCGCCGCTACATGGCGACGCCGCAGAACGTCGTCATCTCGCGCACCAATGGGCTGAACACCGCTGGCTGGAGCGCTGACTTCTACTGCGCCAATCCGGTCGGCATGGACACCAGTAGCAGCACGCTGCTGGGTGCTACGACGATCACCTCGTCGACGGGCACCTCGTCCATCGTCGTCGATGGCTCCTACAAGGCCGACCCGATCATCTTCGTGACGCTCACCAGCCTGACCGGCAGCGGTAACCACACCATCACTATCTCCAACGACGCCACCCTGCGCGGCGTCTCGGTCACCCGCACCTGGACGGCAGGGGACGTCCTGGAGATCGACTGCCTGAACAAGACCGTCTACGTCAACAACGGCGTCGTGCCGTTCGCCGGCCAATTCCCGTCCTTCGACCCCGGTAACGGCGGCATCGACTACCTGGACGACTTCACCGCCCGCAGCGCCACCATTTCCGCCACCTATACACGGCGCTTTTTGTAGTACACTAAAGCTAGTAATACACGCACCATATGTCGACATTCGCCAGCAACTACTCTCAAGACAAGATCAACGACGCCATCTATAAGGGCGTCAACCCGTCGCTGGGCACCAGCCGCTACCTGGCACTCTTCTCGACCAACCCGACGGCAGCTGGCACGGGCACTGAGGCCTCCGGCGGTTCCTACGCTCGCCAGAGCATCAGCTTCAACGCCTCGAGCGCCGCGGTCAGCACTAACTCCAACGCCATCACCTTCAACAGCCTGGGCGCTGGCTCCTACGCTTACTACGGCGTCTACGAT